TTGAGGTCTAAGTCCCTTCACCTCAAGAATCTCATTAGGTGCAACATGAACCTCCATATTCACAACAATGTCGCCATTCAAGGTCTTATCTCTAAAGTGAACAAAGTTTTTCAAAATCCTTCCCTCATCCACTCCATTTTCCCGAAGCCAATTGACTGTTCCAACCTCGCACTTGACTCCGACCAAATTGCTACTCACTTTGTTATGGTTATATGTTCCCGAACCCTTAGTTCCGTTCCCACCATAATAGTCCACAATCTCTTTAGCGTGGTTTTCACACCAATCCAATTCTTCATCACTCAACATCAAAGATACTGCTTCACTCATATCACTCATCCTCCATAGGAATCCCTGCAACCCACTTAATCAAGGTTCGGTTATCATCCGATGAAACTGAATAAACCTTTAGGTTCATATAGCCTCCATCAACCGAAGGAAGAATCTCAATATGTGCAACCGTATGGTCATTTGTCCTTAGCCGAATGAGGTGAGGTTCATCACCTTCAATCTTCAAGTTTTTCACCTTAATATAGTCGTCAAAGTTTTCTCCGCCCATACTCATCATTCCATTTTTGACCTATTTAAAGGTTGGCTTATGCCTCCGAATACTTGATTCCTACATACTTTGTCTTAATCAAGATATTCGCCATTTTTTGCTTCAATTCTAATTCACCGCAAACGAAGTAGTTGAACTTGTTCCAAACACCGTTTTTATCCAAACATTCAATAAGCCATTTTTCATCCATTTTTTTCTTCCTCCTCATCTAACATCCTGTTTATCTCTTTAATGTATAAATCCAACAAAAGAAAACAGACCCAACATGGCTGATTTTCACAATTGCATACCTTTCTAAACTTCATGCAATTCCCGAACCGTGAAATAAATGGTGTAAAAATCACCAACAGGCATGACGGTTTCATTGAAATGTCCCTGTGCATAACTTTCAATAACCAAATCTCCACTACAATTGAATGAAATTGTTTGATTCACGGTTTGATTGTGATATGACTCACTAAATATGCTTGAGTTATCTGCATAAATAGCCAATTGAGCATTCCCTTGACCGTCATTAAAATAAGCCTTCAATTCAAAAGAAACCTCAACATAACCACTAAAGTTCAATTGAGTCGTATTCCCGATAGCCATAGGGTTATCATTCCAAAACTGATAGGCATGAACCAAAGATTCTTCTCGGATAAGTTCATACTCCACATCACCACCAACATCGTCAAGTGCGATTGTCGTTATTCCAAAACTCAACAATACTACGCACAAAAATGCAAACAAAGATTTCATTTTCATTCCTCCCAAATGTTCAAAATATCTTTGATTTTTTGAATAATTCCCTTTCTTTTGGTTGCATTATCCTTTTCATTCAAATACCGATTCAAGTTCTCCATAAACTCTTCAATATAGGTTTCCAATTCTTGATTCATTTGCCTCACCTAACACAGAATTAGCCAATCACCCTTATATGCTTTTTGCATGGTCGGCCTTCAAACACTCAAATATATGAACAATAACATCAACGGTCCAACCATTACCTATCATTTTGAATCCTTGATTGTCGGAAACTGCTTTAGTATAGCCTTCGGGTAATGTTTGAAGCCTCTCACACTCAAGAAGAGTGAAATATCTCCAATCAACTCCCATCTCTAAGTCCACAAAAGCATTCGGAATCCTTGATTTAGGGGGTTTATTTGAAATTATTGAATCCTTTTGAACAGTTGTCAAACAATATGCCTTATCATCTCCATTATCTTTAACATGGAGTGCTTGAGTATAGGGAATGTCGGGGTTAGAATCCTCTCTTTTTTGAGTCAATGGATTTATTTTTCTCCCTGCTATGTATGAAGCACTCCAATCATGATTAGAGGTTAAAATATCACCAAGCCCGATGTTCTTATCGGATGGTTGCGATATATCCCAATTCGCCCAATAAAGCCTTTTCCGTTCCTGTGCTGAAACCAATTTAGAATTGATGAGGACTCCTTCAACACCCATATATTCATTGATAATATCAGTCCATTGTTTTCGGCTCATTAGAACATTTTCAAGTAGGAAAAACTTAGGTTTGTAGTGATTCAAAATATCCACAAAATCAAAAAACAATTTGCTTCTTGGGTCGTCAAAATTAAGATGCTTTCCTTGATTAGCAAAACCTTGACATGGTGAACCTCCAATAATCAAATCTATCTCATCAATTTCCCATTCTCGCCAATTTTGAACATCACCCAAATGAACTATGTCGTCAAAATTATCTTTTGCTACGGTTATGCAATAATTGTCAATCTCACTCGCATAGTATTTTTCAAACTCAATTTTGGCTCTTTCAAGAGCCAATCTCCCACAAGCCATACCGTCAAAAAGACTCAATACATTCCTAATCTTCATTCGGAATACACCCCAAAATATGCTCAATCACTTTCACCGTAAATCCATTACCCAAAGCCTTATATCTGTTGGTTTTAGAAACTCCTTTAGTATAGTCATCGGGAACAGTTTGAAGCCTCTCGCACTCAAGAGGAGATAACATCTCAATCTTCCCAACCGCATAATCTCCAAAATTATGAAGTAATGCTTTTCCGGGTCGCCCATCAGCATTGACTCCTTTGTAGTAGGAATAAGTTAAACAGGGAAGTTTAGAGCCGTTTGGTGAAACAATTTGCCTATGCGATTGCCCCTTCTTTGCCTTTCTAACCGTAGCAGGTAAATAATCTTGATTTTCAAATACTGATTTACCTTCAATGTCATTTTTCAAAGGAAGCCTTTCCTTGACATTCGGTATATTAGTCCAATAAAGCCTTCTCCTATTTTGTGGAGAAAACAACGAAGAGTTAATCTCAATAGGTTCAACCCCTAAAATCTTTGAAATTACCTCAACAATTTTTGGACTCATTTTTACATTTTCAAAGATGAACCATTTAGGTTTAAGTTCTCTCAATAGCCGAACATACTCAAAAAACAATTTGCTTCTTGGGTCGTCAAAGTTCAACTGATTCCCCAAAAGTGAAAATCCTTGACATGGAGAGCCACCAACCAATAGGTCTAATTCATTCGGTTCAATGCCTTGATATTCATTTGATTCGGTGATTTCATACACATCACCTATATGAATTACATCATCGTAGTTTTCCTTAGATAGTTTGATACAGTTCGGCTCAATCTCGCTCGCATAATAGTTTTCAAAATGAATGCCTAACCTTTCAAGTGCAATCCTCAAGCATGATATTCCATCAAATAAACTCAAAATGCTTTTGAGCCTCAACTCATTCAATTTTATTCCTCCTCATCTCTCGCTACAACAATCAACTTATGGTCGCAAGTGCCGAACTTATCATCTCCCCAAGCCACAAATCTCCTCAAGGGAACAAACAGGGGCGAAGTCAATTTTCCAATCAATTTTTTCACTTCAATCACCTTTATTATATGGAGGTTCACAACGATAGCAAACCAATTCTTTCGTCAAGGCAGGTTTGGGATAGGGCGTTGAACATTCCGCACACCTAATCCATTCCATTCCTTTACTCATTTTTAATCAACCTCCGTCTATCAAATGCGAGGGGAATAGAATAAAGACCAAGCCCTACAAGCCAAAGCGTAATAGTTGAAAACATCTCACCAACCTCCAAAGGACTTCTCTTTCATTTGTTTCAAAACACAGGAACTACAAACATATCCGATTTCAGTCTTGGCTCTCTCATCAGTCCAACCGCCCCTTCCACAAAGCGGGCATTCACAATACTCACAACTACTACTCACTCTCAACATCTCCATCCCAACAATCAATACAAAAATCGCCATCAACGATATGAATTGATAGAAAACTCCTATGACAAATAATACACTCCAAAATCATTCCTCCTCCATACATTTTTCGCACAATTCTTCATCCTCTCCCTTTTCATCTCCACAAACTTCACAACAAAAGAGCCTACAATTATCGTTAGTGCAATCTCCAACTAAATGTTGCCGACCATCATGAAGATAATGTTCACACCAACAATCACAACCATCACTTGAGTTATGACCACACTCAAGTTTAGGGTCATGGTAATCATCATAAGACCCCCAATCCATTCCATCGGGATAATTTGATAAAGCCATATTTTTGATTCCTCCAAATACCTATTTAACTATTTTCCCGTATCGTTGAAATTACTCAAACCCGTTTGAGGTTCAGCCCCATGAATCGCACAGGGTCGGGTTAAATAGTTGGTGTCAATATCTTCAATCCGAGCAATCTCAACGGTTTGCTTTCGTGTAGTCCAAGCCACACTTTTAATCCCCATCGTTTTCAAGATTTCAAGACAATTACTACATGGTTTGGCGAGTCCTGTTTTTCCATTCTTCATGAATCGGGCGATAAACATAGTCGCATTTTTCGCCCTTCTCTTTTGAAACCGAACCTTTTTCAAACAATCCATTTCAGCATGAATAGAAGAACCCCGATAGCCCTTCTTATTGACTCCATAAGAGATAGGCTTCCCATTCCTCAACAAAAAAGCAACCATTGGGACTCGGCAATTACTCTCCAACTGCTTATCCTTAACGGATTCAAGAAGTGAATCTATGTTCATCTAATCAATTCCCTTTCAAAATCTCAACCAATTCTCCGATATGGTGTAGTTTTTCGGGATAGACGAAGTAGGACTTCTTTCCAAACTTCACTTCACTTCGCCCTCGCTTTGTGATACCTGCATCAACCTCCGCCTTGATTTCAAGAAGTTCCTCTTTAGGCATCCAACCAACAATCCTAACCTGTTGAGGATGGCTAAAATCTCCATTCAAAAAGTCAAAGGGTTCAACCAAAACATAGTAATCCCAATCAACCTTTTGAAAATACAATCGCTGAAACCGAGTCGTTTTCACATCTAAGGTCTTTGAACCATTATCAAATGTAAAATCGGGGTCATTCGGAATGTTTGTGATGAACTCCACCCACTCATTTTCAATTCCTTCAACCTTCAACCACAAATTAAACATAAGTTCCCCCAATGCACCGTGAAAATCAGTAGCCCGATTAGGAAACTTATTGGTGATTTTGATTTCATTAAACTTTTGTTGCATCTTCTTGGCTTTTGCGATTTGCGTAGCACCAACAGGCAACTCGGTCAATACAGTCGGATAAGTTTTGTTCATACCCATGCTAACAGGCACAAGTATTTAAGGTTTGTTCATTTTTGTTTTTCAGCCAACCAATGACCGTTAAAGCACCTTGAACATTTTTCACATGAACCGCTAATATCTCCATCATTGGTTCTATCCAAATTAAGAGGACACAAAAAATCCAAAAACTGTTCTTCATAGATTGGGTCAGTCAAATAGTAGTTATCAAAGAAAAATAAAGAAACTCCATGATTATTCACTAAATCTTCAACATCGGGCTTTTCATCTTTCATACATTGATAAGAAAA